TTCAATGCGATTATTCAAAGTGCTTTACCAATAGCAAACAACAATGCTCAAGCACTTCAACAAAGAGCTTCTCAAAATTTAAGTAATCAACAACAAGCAAACTTACAAGAAGCTACACAAGAACAACAATTAAGAATGCAGAACTTGGCTAATCGTCAAGATGCTGCAAGTCAAACTGCTCAAATGGCTCAACAAATGGGAGTCCTTCAGAGTCAGTTTAGACAAGAAGCTGTTATGACAACAGCCCAACAGCAACAACAAACAAGAACACAGAATCTTCAGAATCAGCAACAAGCTGCTGTACTGAACGCACAGAACCAACAAGCCATGAATGCTCAGAATTTAGGTAATGAGCAACAAATGGAAATGGCCAATCTTCAATTAGAGGCTCAAGCAGAAGGAGCAAACCAAGCTGCAGTTAATCAAGAAAGATTAGCAGAGATGCAAGTAGCTGCTCAGTTCCTTAGTCAAAATGCTAATTTAAGACAAGATATGGCAAAAGCTAATTTGTCTGCAGACCAACAAATGAGATTAGCTAATTTATCTTCACAGAACCAAGCGAGTTCTGAAAACCTTAGTGCTTCTCAACAAACTGAATTAGCAAATCTTAATGTTCAGATGCAAACGAATATTAGGAATGGTGAGTTAGCACAACAAATGGGTGTAGCACAACTTAATGTAGACCAACAAACAGCCATGCAGAATGCAAGTATGGTTGCTAATATGGATATGGCTAGGTTTACTACAGAACAACAAGTTGAATTAGCTAATAGTAAATTTATGCAAACAGTTGCAATAACAAATATGAGTGCAGAACAACAGTCTATTATGCAAAACGCTACAGCAATGGCTTCATTAGACTTAGCAACCGTTGACCAAAGAACAAGAATTGCTGGACAGAACGCTCAGTCTTTCTTAGCAATGGATATGGCTAATCTTAGTAATGACCAACAAGCTAATATGTTAAGTGCCCAACAAGACCAACAAAGAATGTTATCAAATCAAGCAGCAACTAACGCTGCACAACAATTTAATTCTGCTAGTGAGAATCAAACGACTCAATTTATGACAAGTATTTCTGCTCAAATAGACCAGTACAATACATCACAATTAAATGCTGCTAAACAATTTAACACGCAATCTCAAAATGCTGCTAATGCTAGAGATTCTCAAAGAACTTTTGATGTTAATAGAGCAAACGCTGCTATTATTAATCAAACTCGTCAGTTTAATACACAAATGGATTTTGCAAGAGTACAATGGAATGCAGCAAATGAACAAGCAGTTATTAATTCAAACTTTAGTTGGCGAAGACAGGCAAACTTAGTTGATACTGCTGCACAAAATGCGGTTAATCAACAGAACGCACAAAATGCTTTTAATTTAACTTCACAAGCACAGTCATTTTTATGGCAGGAACTAAGAGACCAAGCTGATTATGACTTTAGATGGGCTGATAATACAGCTAATAGAAAACTACAAGCAATGATAGCTGCTGCTAGTTCTGAAGGAGATGCAGCAAAATATTGGTCAACTAATTTTAAAAACGCATCAACAACAATTGATAATATATTTGGAACAGGAGGATAGATAAATGGGAATTTTTAGTAAAATTTGGAAAGGAATAAAAAAGGTTGTTAAAAAGGTAGCTAAAGGTGTAAAGAAAGTCTTTAAAAAGATTGGAAAATTTGTAGGCAAATTAGGTATCGTAGGTCAAATAGGGATGATGTTTCTAATGCCCTATGCGATGGGGGCTTTGGGGAGTTTCTTCGGAGCCACAGGTAAAATAGCAACTTGGGGTGCAAAACTTTTAGGGCCTAATTCAGGTTTCTTATCTAAAGCAGTAGGGCACACACTTAATGCAATTAATACAGCAGGAACTTTTATTGGTAAAGTCTATACAGGAATTACTGAAACAATTAGTGCAGCTTTTGATGTTGTAACAGGTAAGGGAACGTGGACAGACTTTACAGATTCTGCGAAGTCTATATTTAAAGCTCCTGGTGAAAGTTTAAAACTTATGGACCCTACTTATGTTAAAAATGAATTAAAATTAGCAGAAGAAGCAGCTAAAGCTTCACAAACAGCTATCACAGAAGTAACTACTGATACAACAGTAACGACAGAAACTCCTGTAGATACAGTAACTGATACAGCAGAAATAATAACAGAGACTACTGTTACACCTACAGATGTTTATAATGTTGCTGACCAAAATATTATAAATGATATAAATGCTTATAAAGAAAGAGGATTGGAAAATCTCGCTGATGACCTTGTAACAAAACTATCTCCAGAAGGACAAGAAATATATCAAAGAAGTTTAGATACTTCTACAATTGTAGACACAACAACTACAGGTGTTGATGTGGGTGCTGATGTAGTTAGTGATGTAGCTACAGATGAAGATTTTAGTCTTTTAGGAAAAATGAAACAAGATATCAGAGATATTGATGTAGAAGATATTTATGAAAAAGGAAAAGAGACTGTTATAAGTTCGGCTTGGCAAACAGGAAAACAAAAACTAGCTATGGAAATGGGATATGAAGTAGGAGATTTTAATCAATATAACATTAGTTTACCTGACCTTACAGACTACGCTTCTCTCAATCGTGGTGTTTTCCAAGAAGTTGACTTTATGAATGTATTTGCTAAAAATGGGCAAGAGTCTTTTCCGTATATGCTGTCAAATGTAGGATATATTAATAATTTATTAGGAAGCCCCGAAAAAGAATATACAGACTATATGGCTGCGTTTGGAACAAGTATGTATGAACCAAAACCCATAGCGGTTTAATAATAGGAGTTTAATATGGTTCCATCTGAACAATATAATCAAGAAGCAATAGATGCCTTTACTAAGCAAGGTAAGCCTATTCCTGGACAGTCTTTAACATCTAATCCTGATGAGCCTAGACCTTTTGAAGGTCCACCTGAGTTTACAGAATTTAGAGAAGCTTTAAACTTTACTGCAGCAGAACTACTACAACAAGATAATTATATGTCTATAGTAACTGCAGTAGGTAGTGGAGTACCTATTACTGACTTGGTAATGCAGATAGGTTATGTAGGTTTCAGAGAAGGTAAATGGAACCCTGATTTAATGATGATGCTGATAGAACCTTTAATGTATTTAATTATGGCTCTATGTGAAAAAGCAGGTGTTGAATATAGAATTGATGATGAAGACGATGAAGAAGATATTGATGTTTCTATCTTAGAAGAGAAAACTAAAAATATCGCAGAAGTCGCACAATCTAAAATTGCTCAAAGTGGAAAAATCCCTAGTGGGGCTTTACCAAGTGAAATTGTAGAACAAATAGAAGAGACTGAAGTACCTGAAAGTTTATTAGCAAAACAAGAAGAAACTACAGAAGAGGAAACTCCTCCTCCAACAGAAAGTTTATTAAGTAGAGGACAATAAGATGGCACGATATGATGATGGTGGAATAAAGTTTGCTGAAGGGCAATTTAATGCTGCTAGAAAATATAGAGATAAGTTACAAAAGAAACAAGAAAAACTTTTTTGGTTCGATACAGCAGCTAAAGGAGCCCATTGGTTAATTAATCAAAGAGCAGACGAATTAGATTCTAAGAATATTCCTGCTCTAGCAAGTTATGCCTCTTTTATAGAACAACAAAAATCTATAATGGATGAGGTTAGTCCTTATATGGAAACAGGAGTTACTGAAGAAAACTATTATAAGTATTTACAAAATCAATACAAAACCGAGGCTCAGAATATAGAAAATTTAGATATATCTGCAGCTCAAGCGTTTCTTAATTCAGAAGCTAAAAAAGAAGCAGCTTTAAGATTTCCTTCATTTAAAAAAATGTATGAAGAATGGTTAGAAACACCAAATTTTAAAACATTTGAAGGGGAAGCTCTTAAATATTTAAAAAGAGAAAACCCTAGAACCATTGCAGGTGCAGTAGCTAAGAAGTGGAGAAATAGACGAGGAGCAGAAACCCCTGAAAGTATTGCACTTAAAGAAAAAAAAGCAACAGATGCTTTATATGGTACAGAAATATTCAATCAAATTTCAGAACTTAAAGAAGCTGTACAAGAATATAATAAAAAAGGAAATCCTATTGGAGACTTAGTTGAAAATTTACAAACAATGTTAGATAAAGGAGAACTTCCATATAAAGTAATAGGTTTAGAATTTAAAGATTCAAAAAGACCAACATTATATGGAGAAGAAACAGTTACAGTTATAAGGGGTATTCAAATAACACCTACTGGACCTGAAGCATATTATAAAGAAGTTGAAGGTTCTCAAACTTTTAAACCACAAGAAAGAAAAGAATATACTAAAGCACAGGCGGAAGTAGCTTGGAACGCTGCTTTAAATTATGTTAGCGGTCTTGCTAAAAAAGACCCTTTATCTTTAGAATACGGTAATCTTAAAGATAAGGATATAGGACTTACTATAGGGATGCATATTTTACGTGCAGCTGAAGATTTTGAAAGATTAGGACTTTCTAAAGAAGAATCTCTTCAAAGAGCTTCTCAATTTATATTAGCACAATCGGCTGCTAATAGAGCATCAGGAAGTACTCAACCTTTAACAACAACAGTAACATTGTTTGATGCAATTTTACAATCTCCCAATGTAGATTTAAAAAAGGATATTCTTGATAGAATAACTGATATAAGAAGTGATATTAGAATGAAATTCGGAGAAGATTCTGTTTATGAACAAGAAACTTATAAAAGAATTGTAGGAGAAATAAAAAAGATTCCTGATAGTTTTGCATCTATAGATACTAAAAATGAATGGATAACTGACCTTAATAAACAATTTGGTTTTTCTGAAGAAATTTCTAAAATAGTACCAACAGAAACAGAAGACCCTGATGACTTAATCGTAAAAACAGGTTCTAAAAGAGATGAAAAAGAGTTCTTAAAAGAATCAAACGAAGTTACTTATATTGGGGCTGTATCTGAATTTATGTTTGGAGAAGAACTTGATTTAGTAGATGCTCTTTGGTTAATCCCTGGTTTTGGAGTTCTTAAAATTGTTGGAAAAGCAGGAACAAAACTTGCAGTAAATAAAGTTATAAGTACAGTTTTAGCAAAATCATCTACACAAAAACTAATAACTACAACTTTAAATAAAATTTCTACTAAAGGACCTTTAATGGGTTTTAAAACACAAGCTCAATATGATAAATATGTTGCTAGTTTAGCTCCTCTTGAGCAAGCGATTATTAAAAGTATGAGTAAAAGTGGTAAATCTTTTAACCCTTCTACATTTCAAAACGAATTTCTAAAATTAAAAGGGGCTCAAATTATGGCCTATGTTCCTTCTCTTGGAAAAATGGCTAAGTGGGGAGCTGCAATAGGCTTACCTGTTGGAGCAGCATATTATCAAAGAGCCACTGAAGATAAGGAGTAATTAATTATGCCTCCTATTAAGTATGGTGGTTATACTTCTGATTCTTCTAGTAGTATGTATGGTAACACTTCTTATTATAAAGGAAGTTATACTTTAGATGATTTAGAAGAAGACGAAGAATTTCAAAGTATCGCAGAAAGATTTTTAGAATCTGTTGGAGAAAACTCAGATGATGTTTTTGAGTACCTAAGAGATTCTAATTTTAATCTTTTTTCTGGTATGAATCGAGCCATAGAAACTGGCAAATTTACCGACCAACAAAAACTAGACTATTCCTATTTGCGTTCTAAATTTGATAACGCAGATATGGGTAGTTTCAAACAGTATCTTGAACTCATCAAAGATGCTTCTATTGATATCGCTACAGACCCTACAGCTATTGTTGCTGCCTTAACTACTCCTATCTCAGGAGGAACTAGTCTTGCAGCTCGTCAAGGAGTTGTAACAGCAGCTTTAAAAGGTGCTAATGCAGTTGCTAAAAACAAACTAAAAGATGTAGGTAAAAAACAAATCTATAAAGCAACAGCAATTACAAGTGCTGAAGTGGGAGCCTGGACAGGTTTAGATAATCATTTTAGACAAAACTCAGAAATTAATGTGGGTCTTCGTAAGATGTACTCTAATCCAGAACTTGTTGGTTCTACTGCTATAGGCCTTTTAACAGGTGGAATTTTTGGAAATCTTGCACAACGACATAGGTTGTATAATGAAGATTTAAACAGACTTTTTACTAATGATGAATATAGAAAAGATGCAGGAAGTCAGCTATTTTATAATATAAGAAAAGCTAGAGATGTTGCATTATCTAATAGTTTTGGTACAACTGCTAGGATTCTTAGAACATTTTCTGAATATAGTCCTACTGCAAAACAATTAGGACAAACTATTAATGAAGAATTTTCTAAACGAATAGGTGAAAGAAGTACTAAAACATTAGGTTGGAGTTATTTTGAAAACTTAGGACAACGTAGAGGAGACTATATGTTTGCTTTTGATGCAGCTGTTGCTCCTATTAGAAAAACAGGTCAAGTTTTAAAAGAAGATGAAATTGCTGTTATTAGAATACTAAGAGGAGGTAGTACTCTTAACGCTAGTAAACAAGTTAAACAAGCTGCTAGAAGTTTAAGAAATTTTTATGATGATATTTATAAAGATGCTTATAAGTCTGGATTAATTAGTAAAAAACAATATGAGATATTTCTTAAAGACCAAGCAGAAGGACTAATAAATTATTTTCCTCGTTCTTGGAATAGAAAAGCTATTCAAGATGATATACCTGAATTTAGAAAGATGCTCTTAGCAGAAAACATAGAAGATGTTACTGAAAAAAATGTTGATGATATTATTGAAGGAATGTTAAATAAACAAAATGAATTATTTGCTTCACATTCTAATCTATTAACTCAAGCTAGAGTTTTTAGAGGATTAAATGATAATAAATTTGAAAAGTTTTTAACTAATGATTTAGTTCCTGTAACTACAAATTATTATATGAATGCTGCTAAATCTATTCAACATAAAATAGATTTCTTAGCTCAAGGTAGTACTATGAGAATAGCAGGAAAGACTCAAAAAGAAGACCTAATACTTTTTAAACAATCAAATGAACAGCAGTTTATACAAAGATTTATTAATCCTATAAATGAAGAATTAATTAAAGTAAGAGGAAGAGGATTAACAAGAAAAGATAAAAAAAGAATTACTAATGCTTATAAATCAGTAACAGGACAAGTTGATTATTTTGATAATGGTTTAATACAAGGTATATACGATACTACAAAGTTAGCAAACGCTATGGCATATCTACCTCTAGCAACCGTTTCTTCTTTGACAGAAGCTTTTATTCCTCTAACAAAAGCACCTATACGTTCTTCAGTTCAAGGAATGCAAGACTCTATTACAAAAGGTCATAAAATATTTACTCATGAAATATATAGCATATTAAAAGAAAAACATAATATGAAGCGTTCTGACATAATGGAAGAAATGAATAGATTATTTATAGCTGTTGATGAAGCTATGGGAGATGTAACTAATAGAATTTCAGGAGAGGGTTTACAAAATGAATTTTTAAAAGCTCAAGCTAGAAGATTTTATAGATTTAATTTACTGGTTCCCTGGACAAAGACAGTCCAACTTGCTTCTTTTTCTACAGGCAAAGATTTAATTAGACAAAACTTAACAAAACTTAATGCTATTAAAAAAGAAGGTGTAGATATATTTAGTGAAACTGCACCTATTAAAGTACAAAATTTAAAAGGAGAACTATTTGATTTAGGTATAAATATTGAAGACGGAATTAAATGGTTAGATGCAGGAGCTAAACAAACCGATGCTTTTTATAATGAACAATTAGTAAGGGGAGCAGGAAGATTTACAAATGCGGTAATCCTTCCAACAGCTAGAGAGTCAGCGAGAGTGCCTAGATTTATGACTAATCCAAAAGTAGATATACTTACACAGTTTTTAAGATATCCAACAGTCTTTGGTAATACTATATTAAAGAATTTTGCTAGAGACACTATTAATAATCCTGCTACTAATGCTCCTAAAGTTGTTGCTTTTGTTGCAATGGCTACTAATGTAGCACTTGCCACAAACTATTGGAGAAGTCCAGAACAAATTCAAGATACAATAGATAGAAGAGGAGTTAGTTGGAGAGATACCGTTAAGGCTTATCAAAGAGTAGGTTTATTAGGTCCTTTAGAATATGGATTACGTTTTTCAGAAGCTGTATCGTATGGACAAAATCCAGCTCTTGCTTTTTCTAATTTAGGTGGTCCTGTTATGGGAGATGTTATAGGAATGGCTTTTTATGATAGAGGTTTATTGGAAACTATGGCACGAAAAGCTCCGTTAGTAGGAACAAAAAATATTCTTAAACGATATACAGGACTTGACCCATATACTCCTATTAAAGAAGCAGCTAAAAAACAAGATAAAAAAAGAAAACTAATCCTTAGAAATGCAGCAGATTTATTTGCAGGAAGAGAAGAAGAGGGTTCTGGGTTTTCAAACCCTTTTAAAAATACAGGTTTTAAATCAGGATTTTCTAAAGGTGGTAGAGTTTCATATGCACAAGGCTTGGGTGTATCTAAAGATGTTCCTAATGTTAAAGACGAACCAGAAAATAAAATAAATCCTTACACAGGAGAACCTTATAGTGCTTCTAGTTCAGTTACTTCTGATGCTTTAAGACGAGAAAAAATGCAAGATGAACTAAGTCGTTTAGGTTTTAAAACAGGCGGGCAATCCAAGTCTTCTATTATTCTTCAAGCTATTCAAAGAGCAAGAGGATTCTCAGATGAAGAAATGGAAAAGCTTAAAGAGTACTCAACTAGTGTAGGTTATACAGAATCAGACAACATTGCTGATAGGGCTCAAGAAGGTGGAGGCCCTGGAAGAGGAAAATATCAATATGAATTATCAACCGAAAAAGGAAGTGGAGCAAATAAAACTGCTTTACAAAGATATGAAAATTTCTTAACTAAACACAAACTTGAAATGAATGCGAGAGACTTAGAAATTATTAATTCTAAGAATTTAGATTTTTCTACTTTATCTGAAGATGAACAAGATGCTATATTCTATGCAGACCAGGCAATGGGAAATCTTCCTCTTGCTGATTTGGTTAGTGGAAAATTAAGTTTTGATGATGCTTGGTATACATATCATTATGCAGGTAAGGATGAAACTAAAAGAGGATTACTAGGTAGAAGAACTTCTCAAATGACAGAAGAAGATTGGGAAAAGTATCGTAAAACTACAGAGACAAGTTCAGTACCTAAAATACCTCCTCCTCCCCAACAACCTTAGAGAGATATGACAAAGGAAAAACAATTAGCACTCAAAGAATCAAGTCAATTAACCTTAGATGTAAAAAGTTTAGTAGGTATACTCGCTGTTATATTGTCTATAGCAGGTGTTTATTTTACCTTAACAGGGTCTTTAGCTCAGACACAACTTGATGTTATTAGAATGCAAGATTCTGTAGAAATGAACTCAGAGTTTAGGGTCAAGTGGCCTCGTGGAGAACTTGGAGCCCTTCCAGATGATGCTGTTCAGGATTTAAATATTCAGTATTTACAAAAAGAAGTAGAAAAATTACAAGAAGAATTTGATAAACATTTAGACGAGCATAAAGAAATAATAAAACAGAGTTCAGAATAACATGCCAAACTTTAAAGAGTATCAAAGAAAACTTATTGATTTAAATTATGATGGACAAGAGGAAGATGCTCCGTTAGAAAACGATGAGCCTCATATAGAGAGTAAAGACAAGAGAAGAAGAATAGTATGGGAATGCCTTTTGAAATAATAACAATGCTTGGGTCTACTTTATTAAGTGGATTCATGGGTATTTGGTCACAATCTTTAAAAGCAAAACAGCAAGAACAAAAGATGTTAATTGCTAGGGCTGGAGTACAGATAGAAGCTGTTAAAGATGCCAGGGAATATGATAACAAAGGATTTCAATGGACTCGAAGAGTCATAGCAATAACTACAATTTTTGCTGTTATTGTTTTACCTAAACTTGTGGCTATTTATTATCCAGATATATTAGTATCTGTAGGATATACACAGTTTAAACCAGGGTTTTTCTTTATTCCTGAAAAGGAAGTACTTAAATGGATTTCTTTAGAGGGATTAGTAATCACTCCACTAGATACAAACTTAGTTGCAGCAATAACAGGTTTGTATTTTGGAGGGAGTTTAATTAAAAGGTAAAAATAAATGTTTGAATTAATAGAAACTATAATATGGGTTATAGCAATATCTTCAATTATTGCATCATTAACCCCAACAAAAAAAGACGATGTTTTTATGGCAAAGGTTCTGAAGTATGTTGATGTCTTGGCCTTGAATATTGGTCAAGTTAGAAAACGATTGTTAAATAAAAACGATTAAAAGATAAATTGGCTAAGAACAAAACACCTAAAAAAGAACTTATATATTCTAAGAAAGATAAAACCTTCTTAGAGAAAATAGGTGGAATTGGTAAGGGGAGAAACAAAGAAGATTATATTGAGTCTTCTTTGCCTCAATCAAAACAAAAACATATAGGTTGGTTTTATAATTATCCAACAAAAAAATACTATAGATGGGATAATTTTCCTAATATAGAGAAATAAACTCTGTCATACCCCTAAATATAGGAAAATCCTCTGAGAGCTTCGTAGAGGCTCTCTAAAGACTTTTTGTATTTAGTGGACTCCTACCCTTACTTAACCTCTAAACGTTTAACCACGAGGCTTATATAAAGAATTTTTTTCATAAAGCTTGGATTTCATCCTGTAAATAGGAATGAAGAGGCTTTAACTTCAATTCTGCTTGTTCGATTAAAGTTTTAATAATTTTTCTATCTGCTTTAGAAAAAACAGAATTAACTTTGTGTAATGGTAGTCCTGAAATTTCCGTTACAAGGTTTCCATCGTAGGTTAATAATAGTTTAAAACTAATTAAGTTAGCTTCCTTTCTCTTTTTACTCATTTTCTAAACTCGCAAATGTAATATTATTTTGTCTGCCACGCAACCCTGCTTTCATATAAGTAGTTGCTCTGCCTTCAAAAAAATTTTGATGCTCCACACCCATCACTTCATCAATCCAAAGTAAAGGATTGTCTTTCTGATTAAAGTTTGGTTTTAATCCCAACTGAAGTAATCTTCTATCAGCTATGTATCTGTTATAAGAATACATATCTTTCTTTGTTAATCCTGGAAGGTCTCCCTGTTCAAACACCAAATCAAGAAACTTATCTTCAAGCTTCACCATTTCTCTACAAATTTGATACAGTTCCTTTTTAAAATCGTCAGTCCAAATATCTAAGTTCTCCTGGATAAACTCCCTAAACAATTTAGTCATAGCTTCAACGTGTAATGATTCATCACGTATAGAGTATGTCACTATCTGCCCCATCCCTTTCATCTTTCCAAATCTAGGAAAATTCAACAGGATTGCAAAACTACTAAAGAGTTGGAGTCCTTCTGTGAAAGCTGAATAGACTGCTAGAGTCTTGGCGATAGTTTTCTTATTACCCCTCTTTGGTCTAAAATCCCCAACATAATCATGTTTAGCTGCCATCTCTTCATATTCAGCAAAAGCTTTATATTCTATTTCAGGCATTCCTACTGTATCCAACAATAAGCTATAAGCATCTTGGTGTATGGATTCAATGTTAGCAAAAGAACTCATCATCATTCGTGCTTCAGGCTTTTTGAAAACAGGCATATATTTATCTATATACCCTGAAGCCACATCAACATCTGACTGAGTGAACAGTCTAAATATTTGAGTAAGTAAGTTCTTTTCGGTTGGTTTTATATCTTGCCAATCTTTTACGTCTGTATGTAGAGGTACAGACTCAGGCATCCAATGCATTTGATTCTGTAATTTATAATAGTCATACATCCAGGGGTAATCAAAAGGCTTGTAATAATTTCTAGTTGTTAATAGACTCATAACATTCCATGTCCTTTATTTAAATGGTTCAATGCCTTGTATCCAAGTTACTAAGGCCCATCTTTCTCCTTTGGTTATAGGTTTAATTTTATGTAAAACATAACTTGGAAATAATACCATGTCTCCAAGTCCTAATTCAATAGTGTGTGGTTGTCCTGTATTAATAATCAACTCTCCTCCCTCAAAATCATTTGATAACAAAATAGTAACTCCTAACTTTCGGTTGGAATACTCACCTTCTGCTAAATCAAAATGATAATCATACAGGTCTCCCTTATTATATTTAAGTAATTGTAAATCATGGAAGATTCCTAAAATATCGAAACAAAAATAATTATTATTATAAGTAAGAACAGTTTCATAAATGATTTCATATAACCACCTCATATCTTCTGTATCATAAATAGGGTAAACATCAACACTTCTAATTTTAGAGTCTTTAGTTACCTTACCTTCGTTGTTGTGTATACCTCCTTTTAAAGGTTCACGACCATTAGCAAAACTAATAATAGTTTTACATTCTTCAGAGGTAAACATTTTAGGAACCCTATGAAAGGATTTTGGTTTGTCGTAATATGGCAGGTTTATATACATTATCCCTCACACGCAATACATTCAATTTCATCAAGTTTTATACGTGGTACTTTAATGTTCACGTTCTCTACATTTCTTGCAGCATTAGACCTAAAGTAATATAAAGACTTCAATCTTTTCATTCCATACCAATGAACATCATTTACATACTGCATATATTCATCATGGATTTCCTGACTTTCTGTTGCTTGGGGTAGAGTAAAAAATAAATTAACGCTTTGGCTTTGACAAATATATTGTTGTCTCATGAAAGCGTGTTCTATAATCCATATCTGATTTATCTCACTAGCTGTTTTAAAAACTTCTTTTTCTTCATCAGTAAATATATCCATGTGTTGAATAGAGCCTTCGTTAGCTGAAATTTCTTTCCAAATCTTTTCTATCTTAGCTACCTTAAAACCTTTTGATTTTAAAAGTCTCTCCAGGAACTTGTTCTTAACCTGATAACTTCCTGATAAAGTTTTATGAGTAAATATGTTAGCCCTATAAGGCTCAATAGAAGGGGAAGTACCACCACAGATAATAGAACTACTAGCGTTAGGAGCAACGGCAACAAGATGAGCGTTCCTAAAACCTGTACCATGTACATCAGGAGCCTCACCTCTTCGCTCTGCCAAATCTTTTGTAGCTTTGACAGACTCTTTTTTAATATAGTTGAAAGCTTTGTTATTAAATCCTGTAGCGAAAATCCCTTCGAAAGGAATCTTTTTGTTTTGGAGATAAGCGTGGAAGCCCATAGCCCCAAGACCAAGAGACCTTTCTCGATAAGCGGAATAAGCTGATTTTGTGTAACCCTCTTTACCCTCTCGTATGTAGTTTGAAAACCGTTTAAAATTTGCACTATATTCTCCTAGTTGCGTTGTATCAACAGCGTTATCAATATAATGTTGAAGAACGTTGTCAAGCATTGTTATTAAATCACTAATAAAGTTAGGGTCTTTAGACCACTTATCAAAATGTTCTAAATTAACACTAGATAAACAACAAACTGCTGTTCTTTCTTCGTTAGTAGGAAGAGTAATCTCAGAACATAAATTACTTTGATTAATTTTTAAACCTAAATCTTGTTGAGATTTTGGTAAGGCTTCATTGCACGTATCAATATTAATAAGATAGGGCTCACCTGTTTCAGCACGAGCAAAAAGAAGTTGCCACCACAAATCTCTTGCTTTAACAATCTTAACTGCTTCGTTTGTTTTAGGGTCAACCAACCTCCAATCCTCATCATCTTCAACAGCTTTTAAAAAAGCATTAGTAATGTTCACTCCGTTGTGAAGGTTTAAACATTTTCTATTTATATCTCCTCCTGACTCCTTACGTATATTAATAAACTCTTCAATTTCAGGATGGCTTATATCCAGGTAGGCTGCATAACTTCCTCTTCTTGTTACCCCTTGATTAAAGGCCAACATTTGAGAATCTACGACATGCAGGAAAGGGATTGAACCAGTAGAACGACTGCCATGAGTAGTAGATATACCGTTACTACGAACATGCCCCCAAAATCCGCCAATCCCTCCACCTGAGCTTGCAAGCCATATGTTTTCATCATAATGAGAAGAAAGACCGCCCCTGCTGTCAGGTACATAATTGAGAAAGCAGCTAATAGGTAAACCACGACTGGTTCCTCCGTTACTAAGTATAGGAGTGCTAAACATAAACCAACAATCGGAACTGTAGTTATAAAGTCTTTGAGCAATTTCAAAGTCTGTGTTCCCTTTGTAGGTGGCTCCGAAGACGGAGGCTCTTGCGAATGCTTCTTGTGCATGTGTTTCTTTCTCCCAAAAATATCTATCCTTTAAGGTATCTAAACCAAACTTATCAAGATTTTTTTCTTTATTATAATTTATGTTAATACCTAGATAGGGTTTAACTCCTACTTTATCTTCAATCATGTGTTTTTTTCTTCTTAAATATATGTGTTATTTTATGGTAAATTTCTGTGGTGGGTCGTGTTTTTTTCTTCTAAAAGATATAAAGCAATTATACCGTAGTGAATAATTTTTAGTAAATCTTTTGCGTTTTTTCCATCCTTCTTTCCGTATCGCATTGCGTACTTCATAATGTTACCAAGACAAAAACCTTCACCATGACCTGCATCTAAAATCATATCTGTTGCTTGGTATTTTCCATGAGCATAATGCTCTTTATAAGTATTATCTATATGAGTTTTAATATGTTGTAAAATCTTATCTTCGTTGAATTTATATTTCATAATTTATCTACCTTTTTATATCCATATTTAACTATTTTATTTTGCTCTTTTATTGCTTCATCTAATTCTACCTTCCTGTTTGTAGACCAATTTCTTCCAACACGCTTCCAAGAGTCTCCTCTAAAAGCTTCGACAATAGATACATGACCATCATCTAAAAGAACAAACGTAATCGAATGTCCTTCACTACTCCAAGTACCTGAACAGACAGAGCCTGTATTATTAACACTCATAGCTTTCATAGGCTATCACTTCTCCATTCAATAGGTAGTGTGGCCTCACTGAACCATCTAAAATTATTAGTCTCCGCCCACTCAGCATGGGTTCTTTTGGTTCCATCTCTTCTAACTTTAGCTCCTGGCATAGGAGAAGTAGGTTTTTGAAATAAGAACACTAACTCTACGTTCTCTTCTAAGGCTTCTCTAATCCAAATATATTTACTGTACTCCGCATAATCCCAAAACCTTCCTTTTGCTTCTAAAAGTATTGTATGTCCATGTAGTTTAAAAACAAAATCAGGTTCATAGCTTTTCTTAACTATATAATCTATTTTAAAACTATGGTGTTCCCAATCTTTAAGAACTGTTTCATGAAGGTTGGCCTCCCAAAGACTATCATATCCTTTAGGAACCCCTACTTTTTTAGGTCTAGGTTTTCGTGGTACTCTAGGCATTTATATCTTCCAAAGTTATTTCATTAATATTTTTATTATTAACTTTATTAAAATTTTTAATTTTTTTAATAAACCATTTAAAAGAATGAGAAGACAACATTAATTTCCTATTAAAATAAACATGTGTATCTTTAGGTAATAATTTATATGCGTCTTCAGGTTTCATTTTCTTTGCCTCCTCTTCAGGAACCAATCCTTTAACCCAAACATAAAGTAACTTCAGTGCTTGTCTTCGTATTGCTTTAGCTTTTCTACCATTCACACCATTATCTCTTCTACATTAGGAAGTTTTTCAACATGAGTTAAATATACATTTCCTTTGGCATATTTAAATGTTCTTAAACCGTTTCCATTATTAGATTCTTTATGACACTCATATTTATGAGGACACCAAGTACATTCCCTGGGTAGTTTAAGATTACCACTCTTGCCTTCAGGTACAGGAGTGTAACAAAAAATAGGAGGAGTCTTTCTTTTGATATCTCTTTTCAGAGTTTTAATTCTATCTTTAATGTTTGGTTTATCTAAATCTTCAGGTCGAAAAAATACTAACTCCCCTGTTTCTTTATTTAAAACTAGAAAACCTCCTTTGTTTGTTTGTTCTGCTTCTTCATAACCTGCAAGCTGTGCTAAGTAACCAAAGGCATCGTCTTCAGCTAATGTTCCTTCCTTAAATTTTTTAAAAGCATAGCCTGAAGCTGTCTTAACATCCACAACCTCTCCGTTTATCTTGCAATCCATGTGTCCTTTAATACCACTTACACTTACTTCCTTCTGTTGTGAGTCTATTTGATACCCTGCGAGTTTAACAAAGAACAACACCAAGACTTCAAGTAAGTGACCATACAAAAACTTTATATATAAACTTGCAGGATTTTCTTGTTCTCTGTTTTCAGTAGAATTAATATCAAACCAAAGTCTCCTACTTGGTCTACCGATATTAGACATTCTTAATCCTGGTTTACCCTCTTGGTCTTGAGGAGTTGCCCAATGCTGTAGGGCTTCAGACATATCTTTACCAAAAGTTTCAAGCATTTCTTCAGGGATATCAATCTCTTTTCCGTTGGGAAGAGCAGATATAATTCCGTATATATCTTCTACTACATTATTTAGATTCTTTTTCTTGCTCATCTTCTATAGCCTCCTTAAATGCTTTAATAACGTCTGATGAAAATAACTTTTGAAGATTAACTAAATACATTTTACTAGCGTTGTGGTCACCACCTGATACAGTTTTAAAATTATCTAATTTATCTATTATTAACTTTAACATATCCGTATCAAAGACTAAAGTACAAAACTCTTTATCGCCTACACAAAGATTGTGAAACCAATAATCTGATTCTGTTGCTTTAATTCCTGATGGTTTATTATAGCACTCATATTCAATCGCTATGTTTCCTGTATGCATCCACATACCTCTTTCTGATTTAACTTCAATCTTTTTATTTTGAAGCATGTCTTTGATTTTATCTTCTCTTATTTCTCCATACTCTAAATCTAAATCAAATTTCTTTCTGTCTTCCTTAGTGGGTTTCACTCCAATTGTCTCCTATACTGTACTCGGCATCTAACGGACACCTCATCTTATAATAATCTGCTACATCCTTAATAGCCTGTACTGCTACCTCACCAACAAACTCTGCTGTTTCTTCTGACGTTTCTATCTGCCACTCATCGTGGATATTAGCTACGAATTTGTAAGGTATAGTATTTAATTTGAGTTTACTATCTAAAAGAATTAATCCTCTCTTCATCACAAAAGCACCTCCACCTTGTAGTAAAGTATTAAGTGCTGCATGTCTATGTCTAAGTCTTATCTTTCTTCCATCGAGGCCTTTAAGATAGCCTTTGCCTGAAGCTCTTTCCACTCGTTCTTTAAGAGTAGCAAATGACTTGTTACTACTGAAAAAGCGTTCTCGCAAGACCTTACCTTCTGTTCTGTTTCCTCCAACAATACTCCCAATCTTTGCATCTCCTGCTCCGTATATGAGGGCATAGATGAAAGTTTTCGCCTCATCTCTTGATTTAAGTCCAGCAAGTCGTTGGTTAGTTGTGTGAATGTCTCCGTTGATGATTTCATTAATATACTCCTCGTCAGCCATGTAGTGTGCTAACAGTCTTAATTCTAATTGACTTGCATCTACACCTACAAGTTTGTTTCCATCCTCAACAATCCAACAGGTTCTGCATTCTTTTCCATAAGGATTATGAACACTTGGAATTTGTGCCATGTTAGGATTGCGATGGCTCATACGACCTGTGATTGCTCCTGTTGAAATAACAAAGCCATGAACCCTACCATCATCTTCTAAGGAATCCACCCAGGATTGTATTTGGGCTATTCGTTTTTGAAGTAATAGAAACTCTGCAATCAGATTAGCTTCATGAATATGATTTATTTTTTTAAGAGTACCTTCATCTACAATAGGTTGTCCTGTTGGAGTAAACCTGTTTGGTTCCCATCCAAAATCTATCAGATACTCTCCTATTTGTTTTCGAGAACCTAGATTAAACTCAACCAATTTCTTTCTAACAAACGGTTCAGGCTCTTCCTCACTCTTTAAAAAATATTGGTACTCATCTTCTGTCAATCCTCTTTTAGAAAGAGTTCCATCCTTTTTAATATAAGGTGTTACTGTTTTGTCCTCTACCCATTTAGGTTTAAAGGTTCTGTGTACCTCTTCTTCAACTTCCCTCTTTCGTTTATTTAAGGAACCTAATAAAAGCATCGCTTCCTTTTCATTAAATTTAAAACCATTTCTACTTTGTTGTTCTAATATCCTGGTAGTTTCGTGTTCTAAATTAACAGACTCTTTTGAAAAACCTTTACTGATGGTTTGAAGATAGTGATAAAGTTTTTTGTTTAACCTAACGTCTTGTGTACAGTATTTGAGCATGTCTTCATTATAAGAAGTAAAGTCTTCAGGAGACTCTGTCTTGTGATATTCCAAAGTGAAGCCCCAAGCTTTCAGGCTGTGTCCTCCCTCTCTGTTAGGATTAATTAATCTTGAGATAACTAACGTATCTATAACCTTACACGAGTGGTGTAGATTAATACCCATCAATTTTTCAATGACAGGTATATCAAACCCTATAATGTTATGACCAATTAAAGTATCGGCTGACTGTAAAAATTTAATTCCTTCTTTTAATTGATTAGGTTCAAACTGATAGACTTTATTGTTTTCATCTATCGCTACAATACACCATATTTTTGTAGCTTTTAAATCGTCTGTCTCTATATCAAAAACTAACTTCAAAATGCAATCTCCTCAGAATCCGTTTCAATATCATCCATGTTTACCTCTGATAGTCTGCCTGTATTAGTATCATAAACTAAATGCGTAGCCATCCCTACATCCCCTGTATACCTTGATTTTAATATACGCAATCTCGTAGTCCTGGCTTCTAAATCATCATCAGATTGTTGGTTTCTTTCAAGAGCTATAACACAATCAGACAGTTGAGCGATGCTATTGGAACCTCTTAAATGTGATAAAGAAACTTCAATACCATTCTCGTGTCCTCTGTTTCCATCTATCCTTCTTAAATGAGATACTAAAATAATTCCTGCTCCTGTCTCTTCGACTATACTTCTTAATCTAGTCATGATGTTATCAATTGCTCTTCGTTCATCTCCCTCTTTTAAAGAGCTTACGAGCATGTGTAGGTGGTCTACTATTACCCACTTGCAATCACACCCTACAATCAAGTATCTAAGTTTAGCAAAGATGGCCTCGATGTCATTAGTACCAAAATGAGCATGAATAAAAACCTTATCATTTTTAAAAGTTTTGTCATATTTTTCTTCTAAAGTTTTTTGGTCAAACGAATCTCGAATGTGGTCTATATATAATCTTGAGTTGGTTTCAATAGAAAGAATCCCATCTACTGTTCTAGTCCAATCTTCTTCTAAAGCTATGATACCCACGTTGTCTTCTGTCTGATTTATAATCCAATGTTCAAGTTCTCTTGTGATACTTGATTTACCTAAACCTGTACCGCCTGTTAAGGTTAAGAGTTCTCCTTGACGCATTCCATAAATTTTTCTATTTAAACCTTTCCAGGGGAAGGGTAAACTTTCCTTAACATCCCTATCAAAAAAATCAGTCTTCTTTTCAGATACTCTAATGATACCGCTTGGTGTATAAAGTTTTGCATCCCACCACGCTCTAGTAAACTGCTCATACTTTTTCTGTTTGAGCATATCATTAGCATCTTTAAATCCGTTAGGAAGAGAAACTATCTTAGCCTTTCCAGGTTTTAATATAGTAGCTACTTCTAAAGCTGCTTTTTCACCTTGAGCATCTTTGTCAAAACAAATAACAATCTTGTCAAAACTTTCTACATACTCAAGATTTTCTTTTATATCTTTAACTGCTGATGAAGCTCCTCGTTTAATTGAAACAACCGCCCATTTGCTTCCTAGCAATTCATAGGCTGCCATCGCATCGCACTCACCTTCTGTAATAGTTAAATACTTACCGCCTTCTTTAAAAAGATTTTGACCAAACAAGGCTGTGCCTGTTGGTGAACCTTCAAATTTAAAACGCTTGTCTTTAACATATCTAATTTTATTAGCAGTCAATTCGTTGTGAATATAAAAAGGATATATGTGCTGAGATATCCTTCCTTGACTATCATAAACCACCTTAACCCCAAAACGTTTAGCAGTATCACCGCTAATACATCTATCACTTAAAGCCCCAAAAGAACTTCCATCTACATTAAGATTTGTATTGTAATTTTCTTTAGGTCGAATTTTTTTTACTACTCCTGGTTTATCTTTGTTATAGTTTGGAAAGAAAGCATCACAACTAAAACATTTAGCCGAACCATCTTCATTAACTGAAACTGCATCACTACTTCCGCACTTGTGGCAGGGCAAGTGATACTCCACAAATTTTAATTCTTCCATTAATTTGTTCTCCTTAAATTAAAGGTGGTGCTGAGTGTAGAGAAGAATGGAGAACAATAATACTTCTTCGTTCCTATATTGTTAGGCTAAGTCTTAGAATGAATAATAAAAATTCTAAAACAAACTTTGACTAAAAAGTATTTTTGAAACTCTACACCCAACACCGTTGGTTAAAAGGAAACTAAGAGGCATCCTCCTTGTTGTTCTCCACCTTCTTAGTTTCACTTTCTTCGACAGGACTAGCTTCTATTTCTACTTCTGCTTCAGGAGCGTCACCAAGAAGGGTTTCTAAGTGATTCCTGTGAGTAGCACTAGCAAAATTTAAAGCTTCTAAAATGATTTCAAGATTACCGACCTTCTGTATTGTAACAGTAGCTTCAGTCTTCTTGTTTTCATCCTTGATTTTATCAGTGTCGTAGGCTGTCTCGCCATCGTCTTTTCTAATAGTTACAATCATTTTAAAATTCCTCCCCACCTTCGATGGTATCAAATTCGTCACCATCTCCAGTTTTATAAGATACCAATTCTATGACTTGCATTGCTTGAAAGTCAAGGCCTTTAAAGTCACCGTACTTGTTTGAGGTTTCCCACTCATTGTACTGTACTTTAACCTTAGACCCATTTCCAACCAACTCATCCAAAGGTATTTTATCTTTATCAAAAAGCTTGGGAGCTTTACGAACCATTCCATTTGGCCCATTTACTTTACGTTTAATAGTAATAGCTCGACCAACTTCTTCATCATTAACTACCAGGTCTTTAACCCTGAAGCCACGATTTTCAAAATCATCAGCTACACTATCCTCTACTACTAGGTCTACTGTGTATACAGGTTCAAAAGTCGTGTTAGGACTTGTCGCTGATACCCAATAGCCTATTCCTTCTACTATTGCCATACTTTCCTCCTTTAGGTTTTAGGCTTATTTAACATGAGAAAATCATTATACTTTGAGTAATTATGTATTGCAACAATTATGTCTTTCAAATTTAAAAATTTATTAGGTGCAAGAACCACCTTAAATTTATCCTCCGAAAGTCGCTCTACTAAAAAACCAATTTGGTTTTCATGTAGCATTTCATTGTTTAGTGTTACATAAGTTTCAAAGTTTCTAAAATCGTTTTTACTAAATATATGCGTATTTATATCATCCGTTTGGGTCAATAGGTTCTCCTCCATCTACAAATACATACTTAAAATGAGTGAGTTGGTCTCGATAATTTGTTAGTTTAGACATCTCCTCAACCAACATTTTAATTATATCAGGATGTTCCGCAACCGATACAGGATTATTCATAATCAATTCAACGTTTGCTGTATGCTTTGCTATTAAACCTTCATAGTATTTAATAGTAGAATCCTGAATAATCTTTCTCATAAATCTTTTATCCATTACACTTTTATAGCAAAAGGAATGCTACACTCCAATTTAGTAAAGTTATTATCAACCTCTATTGAATCATTTAAATACCTGGATACTGCTGTTTTTAATCTTTTAAAGATTTCTCTGCTATATCTTTCGTTAGTAACTTGTCCGTTTATAACATCAAAAGTTACTGTAAATTTCATTGACCTGTTAAAGGAAACATTTTGAATGTAATCAGAAAAATTTACAGACGCAAGAGGTTTAGGACAAGAGACCACAACAGGTTTTTCAACAGGAGGATTCTTACCGACCACATGCTCTCCTGTTAAAACTCCAAAACCTCCTGTAGCTCCTCTACCAAAAGCTTCGTCTTCAGTTTCTTCAACCCAAACAACAGATTCTTCTATAACTTCAGAGGTTTCAATACCATCAATCTCCTGTTGGGTTGCCCAAGGCAGCTCTTTGTTTAAATCTTCATTAGATTCTTCTTCTGTTGGTATTAGTTCAGGATGTTCATGATTTTTATATACCTCAGTAGAAATTCTAAGTTCTAAAAGGTTGTCTTGAATTTCAGATATAGTCTCTATGATATCCACATCTTTATTTTTAATCCTTTCACTAACTTCGTTTAGGCCTTCTGTTATTAAAGGTAACGAATTTAATACATCTTCTCGTGAAGAGATTGTTTCTGTATTAAAATTTATCTTAGCCTCCAGGTTATTCTGTTTCTTATCAATTGTAACTAGAGACTTATCAAGAACTCGTAGTTTGCTATCCAAAGATTTTAGTCTATCATTAACAACGTCAAGTCTTGAATTGTTTTGAAAACCAATAAAAATTACAGCTACTATCAATACTGCAACTCCAACTGTTGCTGTCTTACTATTAAAAATATTCATACTTAATTACCTCCATAGGTTTTGAAATTATATTTTATCATGTTTAATATCCTGAAGTCCAATGCGAGTAGGCATCAGGACAATCTACTTCACCACAAATACACGCTCCTCCATCATTCGGATAGGGTTTTCTGATTACCTCATAAGGTAGCGTCTTAGTAGCAGAAAGTTTTTTTATTTGAAAGCCCCAAGCCCAATGGTCGTGGTCTTTAAAATCAACCAGGATATGTCTGCCTTCTGCATTAGACCATAAGGTAGCCTCAACCTGCTCACCATCTTTAGAATTTTCCTGTTCACAAAGCGTTATACTTTCTATCGTGGCTTCTTTATAAGGGTCAGTACCCCACGAGTGTGACCACAAAACTCTGTCACCAACCTTTAGTATATCTCCATTCATTTTATATCTCCTGTATTATATTATAATCATCATCATAGACAAAAGCTTTTTCACCCCATTTATAATCTGTTTCGTCAAAAGTTCCTTCTATTACTACAGACCTACCATCTTTAAGAGTAGCATGAAGCTCACCCCATTTAATGTAATGGTCTTCAACATCATCCCAAGATTCAATTCCTGAACCTTCTAAATCAATCTGAACAACTGCTATGTATTCAGATAAAATAAAAGAAGGGATTTCTTTTTTAAGTTTTAGTTTTTTTTCTGCCATAATTTTCTCCTTTACTTTTTAGTACAGATAACAGTGACTTGTGGGATATTAGAATTTATTTTTGATTCTAATAGTTTTATCTTATTCACCAACGACCAATCCGTTATACTGTATTTTGAATAGTACGAAATAAGACCATCTTTTATATCCTCAATTTCTGCACTCGTTAATTTAATTGTATCAACTTCATATGTTTCCATTTTCTCTCCATTTTTTAGCGAGTTCATTTGCTTCACAAATAGCCATATCAATTTCGTTACTTGTATAAACAACCTCTTCTAAAATCTTATTCGTTTCTCTGTCCGTAACTTTTAAAAGCCACTCCTGTCTTTTCCTGCGGTTAGGTCTCGGTAAAGATTTAACAGTTCCTTCAATTCTTCGTCTAGGAATATAACCACCACCTGAAGAAAAAGCAAACCTTTCTGCTACACGCTTCATCTGTTTTCTCCTATATCAGGGCCTTTTAAAACCTTTGCTTTCATAGAGTTTTCTTCTATAAATTCCTCTACCATTAGCTCATCTAAATAGTCTTGAAAGGTTGCCCCTGGATTATGTTTTATAAAAGTCTTTAGGTTCAGAGGAATCTTAACCTTACAGTCTTCTGCCATGAATTTAAAAATATGAGCGACCACATCCACTGTCCATCCATTGCCTAACATTTTATATCGTTGAGTATTACTAACCCCTTCGGTGTATCCGTCAGGTACAGTTTGTAATCTTTCACACTCAAGAGGTGTAAGCTTTCTCCAATACACTTCGTCTTCTTTTTCAACACTAATTTTATGGTCATTGTTTAAATTAGGAGTAACTGTTCCTATCTTCCCATCCTTTCTTGGCTCTAATTTTTTAGCTCTAAAAGGTGTAAAATCTTTTCCTGTTTCTTTCTTAACTTCTCTTCTTAAACGTTTTGCTTCTTCAGTTCTAACTTCTCTATATGATTGAACAATAACTTTAGGTTGTCTATTACCACCACTACAAGTATTTAATGTCGGTGATTTTCCATCAGGCGAATAAACTCTTTTAAGAATATCGTGGCCTTTAATATCAGCAGCAGTTCCAACTCGTATTGGTTTTTGAGGTATTATAGTAGTGCCATTATTACCTGCCCCTTTCCACATAGTCGCTGTTAAAGTAAGAGATTTATCAGCTTCACTTTTTAAATGTCTTCTGTTTCTCTCGGTTTGTTTAACAGGTCTATGCTCCACATCAGGGTTCTCGTCTAAAATATCCCTCAGTACAAGCCCTCTATCTTCAGGCTGTTTAACTCCAGGAATATTAGTCCAATAGTATCTCTGCCTATTTTGAGCAGACACTAATGCAGAGTTTATAAGAATGGGTTCCACTTCTAAATACTCTGTAATCACATCTAAGTGTTCTTTCTTCATTCGGACATTCTCAAGCAAGAAATACTGAGGCTTGCACTCATGTAAAATTCTAACAAATTGAAAAAACAAAGCACTTCTTGGGTCGTCAAAAGCTAATTGGTCTCCTGCAAAACTAAAACCTTGACAAGGCGAACCGCCTATTAGTAGGTCTATATCTAAAGAGGCTGCATCTAATTTAGTTACATCTCCTAGATGGATAGTGTTCGGAAAGTTCTTCTTTGTAATTTCAATAGCGTACTTGTCAATCTCACTAGCATAGTAATTCTTAACAGGTAGTCCTATTTTTTCTAAAGCTAATTGTCCACAAGACATCCCATCGAATAACGATAAAACATTTATTTTTGGATAGCCTATAAAATCAGGTTCGGTCATGTTTGTTCTCCATTAAAAATTAGTGTCTGTCCTGCTTCTTTTAAAGATTCCCATTGTAAAGACTCCTGAAGTTCTTTAGTAGGATAACCTAGATATTCAGAAAGCACAATTAAGTTAAGTAAATCTACTTGCATTTTCTTTTCTAAATAATCTCGATGCTCTTTTAAATCATAATGAGCTTCAAGACCTTTTTGAATATCTTCATCAACGCTCATAAGTAATTCCTTCAACTGCATCTAAATCAGTATCTTGAGTGATTTGTTTTAGAATGTGAGCGTTTGAAATGTTCGGAACTTTAAATCTTTTAAAATTCTCTACTCCAAATTCGCTACCGCCTACTAAAACCTCTCCATTGCCTGACCACTCCAGGTCTTTAATAGAAAGGACTCTGTTGCTAACGCTGTTATCATCTTTAGTGTAAGTAAAGGATAATAAAAAAGTATCTTTATTAAAAAATACAGTTGCTATTGCTCTTTGTGTGTTTGTAAGTTTTTCATGCATAATTGCTCTCCAAATTTATCTAGTATAAATATAAACATCCCATCTTTGAGCATCGTCTAATCTACAAATGCTCCAATCTACAACACGATTACCACTACCATAGTAGTTATCGTAAGTGTATTTGTGTAGATGGGGATTCTTTTTGCCAAACCTGCCTTGACACTTAACGTAATACTGTCTAGGTGTATCTGTTTCGTGTAAAGTTTCCCATTCATTCGTTACGGTATTATAAACATAATTACCTCTATGATTTCTCAAATCACTATTAATAACTTTAACGGCCTTACGGACTTCTTTAAGTTTTTTAATATGGTTTTGATTGTCAGGTTCGACTGTCATAACATAACTACTTGTTCTTCGCATAATTTTCTCCTTTAATTAATAGTTATAGTTTGAATTACAAAGCCACTCGTATCGTGCTTGGCTTTACCTTTAGCTTTAAGTCCTACGACTACGTTAGGTTCATCTAAGAACCTCATGTCCGATTCATCTCCGTTGATAACTTTCATCCCTTTAAAAAACATAGGGATTTCTCCATTAAAAACAACAGCAATGTTGTGTTGTATTTTATCAAACCAATGAGCAAACTTTGCATTGGCTTCTGAATAACTCCACGTTAAATGATAATTAGGAACGTGGTCAATTTTTCTCGTGGGTATTTTAGTATAATCATAAAATTGAATATGAGGGAAATGCTCAAAAATTGTTTTGTTCTCAAAGACTAAATGTTCCCATTGAATATCCGAAGTTCCGTTCAATCTAACACAAGGAAGCTTGCCTTTCTTAGCACAGTAATTCTCAAGTTTAGTTATGTCCTGGATTAAAAGAAACATAAAGGAATCAAAGTGGTCATGAAAGAGTTTTGTTTTACGAAGCCTTGCTTCTTGTATAACATTAGTAGAGCTGCCTTTCTTAAATATACCGCCTCGACCTGCTGTATTTAAACAAGCATCCTCACACTTTGCTATTTTAGCATAAGGGCAAACTGTCTTGCCTGACAGGTCGCTAGGTGCTAGATGTAAAATGGCTGAGATATAATCAGGATGAGTCTTGAGACTTTTTAAAATCTTAGGATTTTGTGTTGGTGCTGTTAATAAACTATACGTCATTTTTCATACTCCATAAGTTACCTTAAACTTTTTCATTTAAAACCTCCTTAGTTCCAATTACCTTCCAATTATAATTAATGTTATAAACAACCTCTTCATCATTAAAATTTCCTTCTAGTACTTGCTCTTCAGCTTCTTCTTTAGATGAGGCTTTTAATTGGATAACTTCCTCAGAGGTACTTGTTAAAACTACTTGATATAAATTTGGTTCACTCATTAGCCATCTCCCAATTTAAAAGGGTCATTTCTAATAACCTCACCATTGTCTAAAGTTAAAAGGGTAAAGGGTTTTTCATATTCAATATGGGTAACTTTCTGCCCATTAACATCCATACCTACCCAATAATGATTTAAATATACAGTTTTCATCTTGCCCCCTTAATCTAATAACACCATGTAGGCATCAGGTTCGTGTTGTATAAACCAATCAAGGCCTTTACGAACAGTCTTCCATTGATTTAAACGCTCGGCTCCCATGATGGTATCGTAAACCGCTACAGCATCAGGTTGTAAAACAACTTTCTCACCTGAAAAACGATTAGCGACTTCGATGGGTTCTTTATCCAGGATAAGACAATCAAAAGGTAATTTTCTATTATTCATTTTTTTCTCCGTTTTTAATTTTAGTAGGTTTAAGTAAATCGTCAAAGAAACTTTCGTAAGCTTCTATAAAACTTTTAAACTCCCTCCTATCTTTTAGTTTAGTAGAGCCTTTGGTTGCCCATTGCTCTGCCATCTTATCTAAGTCTTTACTTGAAATAGCATCGGCTGCTTTTTCAGATAAAAACTCAATCATAAGTTCTTCAATACTTTTTACATCTTCAAAGTAATCGTATTGGTCAGTTACATAATCAATACAATCATCTAGTAAGTCTTCTCTATCATCTAACTTCCAAAGCTCTGAAACTGTGTCAACAATAGTCTGTGCTATTTGTTCTAGTCGTTGGTCATTTCCTTGATGGCTCATTTTTGTTCTCCCTATTATATTAACACCTCTATAGAGTTCTATAAAGTTCTATAAAATTCTATAAAGAAACAGTAAAGGAAAACAGTAAAGATACTATATAGAAACGATAAGGACTATATAGAATTTTATAGATAGGAAAAAAAGGATTTGGGGAAAACCTATCATTTAAAATCACTATCTCTACCATTTTCCTGATGTGCCTTTCAGCACCCCAATAATCTACGAAATTTTTTTGGTAAAGTCAACAATTTTTTTTCTAGGCCTTTTATATTAACTAACAACTTTAAGCAGCTCCCAGGAAAATAATTATTTTTTTGTGACCTAGTTATTAACTTGTTAAAGTTTTAAAATTATTAAAATTATTAATACAAGTCTTTAAGAGCTGCCAGGTATATTAAGATATATTTTTCTAGCAATCTTGGTGTTGGCCTTACAACTAGTTTTAAGGTTCACGCAATCTTAGTCTTGGGCTTACAACCAATTAGTGAAATTACCTGGAGGATTGTATTTAAACAATTAAAAAGGTTATTTTTTGGGTGGTGATTTGGTGAGGATTTGCAAGACCTAGAAATTTTTGGTAATGTGGTTTCTGTTGATGGATTCTCTAACTTTGAGGATTTAAAAATTAAAGCATTAACATCTAAAAAAAGGAGTAAAAAGTTATGAATAAATTTATAACTTCAGAAAATAAAGACAATCCAATAACCCATAAGCAAATAAACTTATTGGCTTTTAGATTGGCTGAAAGGAAAGGTGATAAAAAACTTTATAATAAAATTAAATCAGCAATTTATGCTGAGTCTTTTAAAAGAGAAAATAACGATGATGGAAAAATTCGTTATGATTTTAATTCTAGATTAAAAAGTTGTTTATTAAATCATCAAGTCCAAAAACTTTTAGAAGGTAAAACAGTACCTAAAAGATACCTTCCAAAAGTATCTAAAAAGAAGGCTAGTTAATCATGAGTAGCCTTATTAGAAATGCACCTCAGTCAGAAACACAATTGCACATAAAACTTAATCATAAGGAATGCTTAAATTGTGGCACTGTTGAGGATGTAGAATTTAAAGAAGAGCATCAGAGTTATTTATGTTCAGATTGTGAGCATATTTTTGCAGATGTTTTTTATAGAAGGGCTATTTTGTAAATAATTAACTTTCTAAAACTAAAGAGAGGCGGTCTAATAAATCGCCTCTTTTTTTTGTCTAAAAATTACCTACTCAATTATTAAAACCTTAAAGCCTCTATAAGGGCTATATGCTCCCATTAGTATCCTAGTATTAACTAAACCTTAAAGACTCTCTAAGGGCTTCTATGGCTTTCTAATGGCTAGTTAACGTTACAGGTTCTAATTAACTCTTAATAACTTTGTTAAATCCTTCTAAGTGATGGGTAAAAACTTACTAAGCTTTTGGTGTGGTTGGTTTTCTGTTGGGTTCTGTAGAGTTTTAAAAGTTATTTTACAGCCTCACAATTTACGCACTCACTTCGTAAACTTCTAAAACTTTTTGAGGCTTTCTAATATAAGGGGTGATTTTAGAGCCTTTAAAGTCCTATTATGTAACAGGCCTATGCAGGGTGCCAGGGGGGCTACCGTATATATATGCACAATCCCATACATTTTTCAGGATTTTGAAGTGTTAAGTAGGGAGCGTAGGTTTGGTGAGGTTCGTGGAGTTTTTGAGGAGGTTTGGTCGGACTTAATAGGGGTAGATATATTACTATTCAACCCTGGGCAACCACAATGTTCATTATACAGTCCATATTCAATTCTGTCAAGTAAAATCGTATATGTCTTGACAAATCCTATAAAGTCTGTATAATATAAAGTATGCATAATCTTCCTACACAACGCAAGCTTACAGAAAAGCAAGAGCATTTTCTTCAGAATCTTTTAGAAACAAAAGGAGACCTCAAGCTTTCGGCTGAACTTGCTGGATACTCAGGAAATCACTACCAAGTTATAAAAAGTTTAAGACAAGAAATAGTTGATTTAGCCTCAGACGTACTAGCAAAAGAAGCCCCATCAGCTGCTTTTAAGTTGATTGAAGTTATGCAGGATACGGAAGCAATTCCACAAGCTAATGTAAAGCTACAAGCTGCACAAACTATACTCGATAGAGTAGGAGTTTCAAAAAAGGAGAGACTAGACGTAAATCATAATGTTCAAGGAGGTATTTTTATCCTCCCAGAAAAGGAAACATTAGATTTGACTAGGGCCGAAGATGGGGTCTATGAGGACCTTTCTTGAGGAAATATGGTTTTTTTGTAAGGCTTACCCAGGTTGGGCATTAGCTTTCTTTTTCTGTGGTTATTTATTAGGATTATCCCTTACAGGTAAATTATGAAAGATGGAATGAAAATATATTTGACAGAAGTAACGATGGATGGTCAAGCTTTTGCAGGTCCTAATATAATAGCATTAGATTTTGAAACAGCTAATAGAGCTGCTGAAGATAATGGATTAACCTTAATAGGTGAATTAGATACTATAATTGTTAATGAGAAAAATTCATATACTTATACAGAATTACCTTTAGACGCAACCGTACATTAATAAACAGAGAAATTATATGGCACAATTTGGAAGCAACGAAAAACCTGTTTTACTAACTAGTAAAAAGAACAAAGGAAGACTCTTTACAAAAGGCTCTAAACCGAGACCTGGTGTATACTCACAACAGTACAAGGACAACTTTGATAAAATTTTTGGAAAGAAAAAAGATGAAAAATAAAAAAGTCAACCAAGCTGCAAAGCTGAGTATGCGTAAGAGGCTTTTTGGGAGTTTAAACCTAAAAGTGCTGCAAAAATGGTTTACCCAAAAAGTCCAGCTTTTAAATAAAATATTTATCAGTTGGGGTAAAAAGGTACCTAAAATTTTAAAATCAGGTAGGATTCAAAAGGTTATTAAAAATATTATACCTTCTGAAAAACCAAAACCTAAAACTAAACGAACTAGAAAGAGTCCTGCTAAAAAAGTAAAGAAATAAGTGCCTATTAAATTTAAACCTTCTCAAAAAACATACGATAGACGTACTGATATAACAACGGTTACCCATTATTACATGAAGAACATGAGTAGAATATTTTTAGTTGAGGAACTTAATAAAGAAAAAACAACTCCTAAACTTAAACAGAAAATAAGAAATGAGTTAGTTAGACGCAATCTATTATCTGCTAGAGTCTAATGTCTAAAATACCTGCAGATTACATTAAAAAGAAAAGTGTAACCATTCCCTTTGGTTATAAGATAAGTCCTATCAAAGGCTATTTAGAGCCTATCCCAAAACAACTTAAAGCTCTCAAGAAATACTTAAACGGTATTTATACGAAACAGTATTCCTTACGAGAAGCTGCTCAACTATTAACTCAGGAAACAGGTAGGAGCATTAGTCATGTAGGTTTAAAAAAACAACTAGATAAAGACTTGTGGGATATATTCCCTGAACAATATGAAACTCAAAATGATGGTTCTTTTGTTTTAAATGAGGATGGTACTCCTCGAAAAAAAGGAGGTAGACCAAAAGGTACGAAATCAAAATATAATTATTCCGCAGAACATAAAAGAAAACTTAAACTAGCAAGGGAGA